GAAGGTTAGCCAAGTAGGCCAACCTTTCTAGTTTCTGGGTATCTGTCATAGCTTCACCAATCTATAGATTGTTGTAACTCTCTAAAAGAACGGACAAAAAACCCACCGCCTTTTTCATCTGTTCCGGGATTATATACATGATCTTGAATCAAAATATAATATTTGATTTCGTCATCATGTGTTTCTTCTACTATTTCATCAATAGCAGGGTGAGCTTCAGCTTCTTTCCAACTGCGTGGAGTTTTACCTGTTTTTGGAGTAGTCATTAATACCACCTCTCAGCCCAACTAAACTTAACGCCTAGTTTTTCTAACTTTTCAATTGTTCGTCTAGCTGCTGCTGCAACCTTACCGCCATATTGTGGGCTGTGGTCTTCGCATCTATCCATTGTGCTGCCTGATAAGCAATCATCCAAAACCATTTTGTCAATTTTGTCTAACTCAGGTAATGTCTTGTACTTTTCTAAATGCCTGTAAAGTTTGTGACAACTATCCCAAACTTTGTCTTCTGGATATACCTCACGCTCAACAGTTCGACCATCTTTTTCTGTTGAGTATTCAATGATGATGTCATTGGTCTTGTTGCTATCACCATATTTTTTTATCATGTCATCTTCATAGAATTGACATGAACATTCGACAATACACTCTTCGGGTCTGTCTGTAATAATCTCTACTTCGAGATTTGTGAACTTAATTTGTTCCATGTGTTTGTTAATAGAAATTAGTAAACAACAATTGAAGGTATAACACCTTCAGTATTAAGTATTGCACATAATGCAACAGTTGTCAAGAAACTGGTTAATCGAAAGCATCGCTTTTCTTTAATACTTCCACCTGAGATTCGCATCTGGGGCAAGATAAATTAGTCATTACCGAAAACTCAGGATAACCTCCCATGCCTTCTTCTATATCTACATCTGATCCCCAGATAAGATCGCTGTCACACCACCAACATTTCATTTATGTATCCTGATTGTTGAACTGCTGTTATTTACAAACAAAGTTGTATAACTTGGTTGGTATGTTGTTTGTTCTACATAACCAGTTTCTTTATTTTGATTTTCTAAACCAATAACCTTTATACCTTCTGCATAACCTGCTTGATAACCTTGGTTGTAAGAGTGCTGGCTGCCTTCTGTAAAACCTTTTTGATAGTTTGCTTGCAATGCTTGGTTTATTTGTTCTTGCGTTGCCTGTGGCTGCTCTGACAATGTCATATGCAATCCATCTTTTTTTATTGCATTAATAAATTTATGTGCAGCTACAATTGCTTCGTTTTGATTTGGATTGTTAGATGCCAATGCATACAACTTTTGTAGTTTTTCTAATTTTTTTTGATTCATTCTCTTCCAAAAATTAGTTCATGCGCTGATAGTTCTATACCTCTATCCCATGCTGTCTCAAGCAGCTTACGTTGAATAGATGTTGGTATAGTGCCATCTCCCTTTTGCCATTTAGATACTGATGCTGGATCTCTGTGAATGGCTCGTGCCAAAGCACGCACACCACCGAACTCAGCAATGGCTAATTGTACTGGTGTTTTAATAGTTGATTCCATACCTCTATATTGCCATAAATGCAACATTAATACAAGTAATTAGACAAAAAAAAAGAGGGTTGTTATACCCTCTATGTATTTTTTAATGCGTTGTCAAGGCATTTAATAATGTCCTCCCTGTTTGGCATAAAACCTGTATTAAGTTGTTTAAAGTCCATTAAATTTGAGTAAAGTGAATAAGTTAAATTTTCAATTTGCTCATCGTTTAGTTTTGGATTGTCCATTAGTTGTCCTCCTGTAACCAATCTGCACCGTATGGTTTTTTGTAATGAAAAATGTTGAAATGCTTTATGCAAAACATTCTGATTGGATCAATTAAATAATCTTGTAAAAAATAAATTACATGATCTTTAATTGTTGGTTCATCAGGTACATACTCAAATTGATCTTCTGGGCAATAGTTTTCAATTGAGTCAGGATCATTCCAGTTGATGTACTGGTCAATGTTGTTGTTGATTCTTTGCATATCAAATAAGGATTAGGAATAAAAGTAAATAAGGAAATAGTGCAAAGGCCATAGGTCTATCCATATACAAGTGTGTTGTAGGTCATTATCTGCAATATAGAATCAGCAATTGATGCATCGATAAGTCCTAGATTGTTATCTTTAAATGCTTCAAAGACTTGAGTACAATCATAGGTATTTAGATTGGTTTTACCTGAGACTATATTTTCGATAGCTGTAATAACATCTTGTACTTTGAATTGATGCTTGTCATCTTCGCAATCTTCAATGTTAATAACAGTATCTAGATTAATATCCTTAAGCCAAGCGCAACAGCCCTCATGCTCGTAGTCTTGGTCTGGTAGATAATAGCCATCTTCATCTTCTTCTATGTCTCCTACTGTCACGCTATGCGCCCAGTAGCCTGACCCTTGACCCATTGTGCAAAATAAATCTTTGAGGTCTTGTAGGCTGATGTCAAATTGATAATTGACATTGCATTTAAATGTTTGTTCTGTTGTTGTTGTCATTGGTCTGATTAATAATAAATTTGGATAAAAAAAATGGGTGAAATTATTCACCCAAGTATGCGTCAACTAATTCTTTGTATTCAACAGAACCCTCGACTAGTTGCTGTGCAGTAATTGCAGATACAGTTGAGCTAGACATGAAAGCATTGATAAATGCATCTTTGTTAGCTTTGCCTTTGACATCTCTGTAATCAACGCCAAGCATTAAGTCGCTAAATACAACAAATGCTCTTTTTGCTTCTGCTTTAGTGCGCTTAAGCAATCTTGCATAAGTACCTGCGTGTGTCATAAACCATGTACTTGCTTGTTCATGGATTTCGCTAGGTGTGAAAGTTTCAGTAGTCATTGTTATTAGAAAATAGTAATGTACTCTTATAGTGTTGCATATAATCCAACAGGTGTCAACAAATTAATTTTAAGTATTGCGATTTACTCTACATTTCTCTATATTATGTCTAATTTTACTTATATATTTAATGACTTTAGCTACAACTAAAATAACTCACCTTGTAGTTGGAGTTAATGAGAAAGGTTACAGAGTTGGGGCTGATCATCATAACAGCACTATCTCTGATATAACCGTAGATGCTTTACGAGATCTTCATGAAGATTATGGTATTGGTTACGGTACTCTCTCTAAAATATTTAATATAAGTAGAGGTACTGTAGCTAAACTTTGCCGTTATGAAAGACGATGTCAAATTGCAGAAAACTGGAAAACAATTAGGAAGACCTGTAACGAAACCTGATCCTGTTGTCGTTAACGAAATAATAGAATGGATTGCTCATGGTAATACTTTGAGATCTTATTGCAGACAGAAAAATAAACCAAACTGGAGAACTATTTATAACTGGTTGGAAAAAGATGATGGAGACTTTATTGCACGCTTCGCACACGCGCGAGACATGGGTGCTGATGCTATTGCAGAAGAATGTCTGGAGATAATAGATTCTCCTCCTCCTTTGTGCGGTTCTGAGGGCAATACAAGGCTAGATCCAGCAGCAGTGCAGATGCAGAAGAATAGGGTAGAAGCAAGACTTAAGTTGTTAGCCAAATGGAATCCTAAAAAGTATGGAGAAAGAGTTGGAATTGATGCAAAGGGAGATATTAGTTTGACTATTTCAACAGGCGTTCCACAAGTGTGAGACAACCGTTGATCAAGCTAGATTACACACCTCGTACTTGGCAGAGAGAATGCCATATAAAGAAACAAAGGTTTAGCGTTTACGCATTGCACAGGCGATCAGGTAAGACAGAACTGGCAATCATGGAACTGATAGACAAGGCCATGAAGACAGAGAAAGAACTAGCCATGTTTATTTATATTGCTCCGTTTTTAAGACAGGCAAAAGCTATTGCATGGCAAAGATTAAAAAGCAAACTTGAACCATTGCGTAGAACCTCTGTAATCGACATTAACGAGGGTGAGCTATCGGTCAGGTTTAAACACAATGGAGCGATCATCAGATTGTTTGGTGGAGACAATCCAGATGCGATGCGAGGTCTGCGTTTGGACGGCATAGTCATGGACGAGGTGGCTCAGTTGAAGAACGAGCTATGGACAGACATAGTCCAGCCAGCACTATCTGACCGTCTTGGGTGGTCTATCTTTATAGGAACTCCGAGTGGTATCAACCTCTTTTCAGAACTGTATTACAAGGCTGTCAATGAGGAGGGATGGACAGCAGCAAGGTACACAGTATTCGATACTGATTCGCTACACCCAGACGAGGTAAAAAGGTTGCAACGTGATATGAGTGAGACATCGTTTGCTAGAGAGTATTTATGTGACTTTTCTGCACAGGGTGATGACCAGTTAATTGCATTGGCAGATACCGAAGATGCAGCCAAGCGCATATACCAACAAGACCATGTACGATTGTTTCCCATAATCCTTGGCATCGACCCTGCAAGGTTTGGTGATGACCGATCTGTAGTGTTTAGACGGCAGGGCAAACAAGCATTTAAGCCAGTTGTATATCGAGGTATAGACAATATGGAATTAGCGTCCAGAGTAGCCAATCTGATAGAGCAACATAAACCAGATGCAGTGTTTTGTGATGCAGGTGCAGGTAGTGGCGTAATCGACAGACTAAGGCAATTGTCATATGACGTAATCGAAATACCGTTTGGTGGTAAGGCAATGAAACCAGATCAATACATCAACCGTAGAACAGAAATGTGGTGGTTAATGAAGCAATGGATAGAAGAAGGAGGTGCAATACCAAACGATGTAGCCCTCAAGCAAGAACTAGCAACACCGATATATTGGTACGACAATGTAGGTAGGCGTGTATTGGAAGGTAAGGATCAAATAAAGAAAAGATTGCAGGGTGCAGGGTCACCAGATCTAGCTGATGCACTAGCATTAACATTTGCGTTACCAGTAGCCAAAAAGGTAGCAGAGGACATATACATTAAAAGACGTAAAGAAGCCACACAGAAAGCTGATTATGACCCATACACAAGAATCTAACTTTGTCCGTGTAGCACATGGTTTAGATGTAAAGCCATTGCTTAAATTATTAGATGCCAAACCTGAGTTATGGAAAGAAATAACAGCAAGGCAAAAATTTACTGGGTCACCACACAAAGATACGGAGTCGATATACGTTAGAGGGCCATACAAAATGAGTCATTACTACGTCATATGGGATACAGGATCATACGACTACCCATGTATGGAATATTTAAAACCTGCATTAGTGCCATTGATGCAACCAGTGCTAAAAAAACTAGAAGTTAAAGACATGGGAAGGGTAGTAATTGTTAATTTAAAACCTAGTGGCCATGTAACCAAACATAATGACCAAGGATTCTATGCAGATCACTACTCTAGATTTCATTTAGTGTTGCAAAGTAATCAATGGTGTAGCCAAACTTGCGGAGATCAAAAGCAAAAGTTTGAGGTAGGTGACGTCTGGTGGTTTAACCACAAAAAACTACACACTGCGGACAATGTTGGCATGACCGACAGAGTACATATAATATTTGATTGTGTAACTAAATACTTTTCTATGGAAGGCGTGACCGTAACTGACAAAAATGCAGTTACATTTGACGAATGTGGAGTAGTTAATGATTGACATCAAACTAGCCACAGTTGACGAGATGTTGGCTCAAGCAAATATTTTGTTTGAAGAGCATTACGAAGAGATTGCTCGTAACAAACAAGTTATGAAACTTAAGCCAGATGAACAGGCGTATCGAAACATGGAAGAGATGCGTCAAATCTTTATCTTTTCAGCTAGGCAAGATGATGAATTAATTGGCTATTCTGTTAATTTTGTACTTAATCATCCACATTATGCTGATCTTAAGTTAGCTCAAAACGATCTCTTGTTTATCAAGAAAGAATTTAGAGGTAGCAGAGCAGGTTTACGTTTGATTAAGGAAACAGAAACCCATGCAACATCACTCGGATGCAAATTAATGCTATGGCACGCCAAAGAAAACACCACTTTAGCTGCTATCTTGCCGAGACTAAAATACGGTGTACAAGACATTATTTATTCCAAGGAGTTATGACATGGCAGTAGCAGCAGTTGTAGGTGCTGTAGGCGCAGCAGGTGTTTATGTAGCAAACAAAGCTGCTAATGAACAGAAACGAGCGCAAGACAGAGCATTACAAGAACAAAGAGCAGCTAACGAACAGGCAAGAGAAACTGCACAGGCAGAAGCAGAACGTGCTGACATTGAATACAACAGAGCAGTACAGAAACAGCCAGAAGTAGAAGCAATTGTAAGTAGAAGTGAACAGGCTGCAAAAGCTGGCCCTGCTGCAACGGTGTTAACTAACAATAGAAAAGCAGATGCAGGTACTAGAGGACAACAAACAAGAGGAATGGGTGGCGGTAGCCTATTAACAGGTGGTTATGGAGTAGATCCATCATTATTGAATTTAGGTGGCAATACTTTATTAGGAAGTTAACCTATGAAAACAAAAAAAGAAAAGTTAATAACAAGGTGGGGGCATCTTAGGTCTGAAAGGGCAACGTGGTGGTCGCATTGGCAAGAAGTGACAACATATTTATTACCAAGAAACGGACGTTATTTTCAGCAAGATAGAAACAAAGGACATAGAAGACATAACTCAATATATGACAATACTGGTACAAGAGCATTAAGAACATTGGGTGCTGGCATGATGGCTGGTGCTACATCCCCTGCAAGACCGTGGTTTAGGTTAGGTACTGCTGATCCTGAGTTAAATAGCTACGCTCCTGTCAAATTATGGCTGGCAGATGTTACAGAACGTATGCAATTAGTGTTTCAAAAATCCAATACATACCGAACATTACATGGAATATACGAAGAACTTGGAGCATTTGGTACGGCTGGCTCTATTATCCTCCCCGATAGCAAAAACGCTATACATCATTACCCTGTAACCATTGGAGAATATGCAATAGCTACAGATTATCAGGGCAGAGTTAACACTTTGTACAGAGAATTTCAAAAAACAGTAGGAGAAGTAGTAAGAGAGTTTGGATATAACAAATGTTCAACGTCTGTTAAAAACTTGTACGACAGAGGTTCATTAGATAGTT